CACCGGCCTCCAGAAGCCGCGCAATCCGTAGTCCGGCGTCCGCCCCGGTGACCGTATAGGCCCCCGACGCCGCGCTTAGGGTAAGTCCCCCGCTAAGTGCGAGGAGAAGGCTCAACGGTTACTCCCAGCCATAAACAGGCTGCCAGACGAACGCGATGGTCTGGGAGGCCGTGGCGGTGCCGACCAGGAACTTTCCGACCAAAGCGATGAACTCGCCCGGATTGACGTAGATCGGCGCGTCCCCAAGGTCGAGGTAGATCGGTCCCTCCGATGCGGGCGCACCGATAGCCGCGCCGATTGCCCAGGATTGGAAGCCCATGGCCACCCGGCGCGGAGCCTTGGCCGTGCCGGTGGCGAAAGACGCGCTTTCCGATGTCGCCATCGAAACCGCCGTGTGACCGAACGCCAGCGAGAACTGCACGACGGTCGCCGTGGTCGCCACAGCCGCGCCCGTGTTGACGCATTGCAGCCGGATGCCGCGAACCACCAGCCTGCGGCCCTGCACGGTCGTGGAGCCCGCTGGGACCTGATAGCTGCCCCAGATGCCGTCCGTCGCCGCCGCAGCCGCAGCGGTCACAAGGCCCTGCCCCCCGAGGCCGCCCGGAAGGTTGGCCGTAAGCGCCGTGTTGCTTGGCGCGGCGGCGGTCGGGTTCGTGCTGTTCGGGTAAGTGGCGAGCGAGCCCATCGTGCCGCCGGAGAGGCCCTGATAGGAGCCGAACATCCGGTTGCCAGACGTGCTGAGGACGTTGGCAAACTGCGGCCCGCGCACAGTGACGCGGTAGTCCTTGACCAGCGCCTGGGTCGCCGCGCCCGCCGCACCGCCGACGATGGCGTGACGGATCGACCACGGCAGCGAGCGCGACAGGCAAGGGCTGTCCGCGCCCGTTGGCGTGGGGATTTCCCCGACCTTGAGGTTGTCGATCCAGAAGGTCGTGACGACGTTCGTGGCCTGGATCAGGAACCGATAAACCCGGTTGTTGGTGTAGGCGAACGTGCCGGTCCCAAGCGACAGCGGAAACACGCTTGTCGTGGTCTCGACACCGGCGTTGTTGATGACGCCCAGCAGGCCCGTGGACGTCATGCGGAAGTAGACGCCGTCCAGCGGCGCGAAGGCCGTCGAAGCGCCCCGCTGGAACACGCCGAAGTCGATGACCGTGTTTGAGTTCGGCTGCGCGGAAAACGAAAGCGCCGTTTCCACAACGAGCGTGTTGGTCCCGCCAATCGGGAATTGCGCGAACGTGCCGAACGTCATGCCGGTCGTCGTGGTGGTGATGTTGCCGCTGTTGGTCAGCAGGCCCGACGCGCTTGAGGTGGCCGTGAGCGTGGTGAAGGCGTGCGAGAACTTGCCGGTGTTCTGCGCCGTGTCGGTGAAGGCTTCCTGATCCAGCAGGAGGTCGAGACCGACGCGAAGGCGGTAGTCGTCATCGGTCTCGGGCGCGTGAACGTGGCGGACGCCGGTGATGACGCCGGAGTCGTTCTCCGACTGCATCGTGTGGCCCGCGTCAGGACCGCCGCCAAACGAAACGCCGCCAGCGGTATAGCCGGGGGTGATGACGAACGCGTTCTTGTTCGCATCGACCTCCTGCTTAGTGCCGGAGACGCCCCCTGCGAGGTTGGTGTCAAGAGCCATGATGTGTCCCTAGTCTGCCCAGACGTAGCGAACCGCCCACGTCCCCTGCATCTTGTGAATCGAGCGCGCGTATATCGTCCCGCCGACACCCGCGTTGGGCGCCGCCGTGAGCGAGAAGAACTGCCCGGCGTAGCGATGGTCAGCCGCCGTGTGATCCGACGTCGTGTCGTTCGCCATGATGAAGGCTTCGACCTTCGCCCCCGCGCCAATCGTGGCGTCCGAAAACGCGACCGACGCTTCGTTGCTTCCGGGGAACGCTCCGAAGTCGAGCGTGGCCGTCCCGGTCGGCATCAGGTCACCGTCAGGATGTTAGATCCGAAGTCCACGGTCAGCGTCTCGCCCGAGGCCAGAGTCACGCTTGAGCCGTAGTCCCAGAACGCAATCAGCGGGTCCGCAGGGCTGGTCGGGGTGTCGTTGTACAGCACCGCATAGCGGAACGGGCCAACCGACCCGCCGGACGCCGTGAACACCACGTCGTTGCCCACCAGCGAGTAGACGCCGCTCGACTGCGCCGATGACGTCACGGTCACCGCAGTTCCGCCCGCCGTGTAGCCGTTGCCGGCGCTGATCTCGGTGAGGTTGGCCTTCACCGTGTTCGTCACCAGCGGGGCCGAATTGGTCAACATCACCTTGAGCGTGTTGGACCCAAGGTTGTGGACGCCTTCCGCCAGGTTCTCGGTAAAGACGTCGAACTTCGTGAACGTGGCCATGCTAGTAGATCGCCACCATCGACGTAGCCGTGGTGTTCGTGCTGTTCACGCGGCGGGTCTGGATCGGCAGCAGGGTTCCCGCCGGCACGCCGGTGATGGTGTTGACCACTCCGTCGGGCGTCACGATGGCGACGTTGCCCGCACCACCCACCCATAGGGCGCGCGGGTAGAAGCCCTCAAGCTGAACGATGTCTGCGGAATTGGATGCCGTAACGGCGACCGTGCTGGCGCCAGGGCGGGTCATTTGGCTCATGGGTTCCCCCTAGACAGTGTCTTCAGTGATGAAGTAGCGGCGCGGGAGAAGGCCCCGGTCGGTGTAGACATTGATCGGCGGCTGGAACCGGGCGTCGAAGGCGTATCGACCGGACGTCGCCGCCGCCACGAGGTCAGGTGTCGGGGACCTCTGGAAAATCGTGTCGCAGAACGTCGCGGCCAGCATCGCCGAGAGCGCGTCATCGAGCGGAGGCCCAAACGGCTGCTCGCTCGTAAGCGTCAGCCCGTTGATCGTCTTCCACGCCCCGAGGTCTGCGACGTAAATGTGCCGGCCACCCGACGACACGACTTCGACCACCGCGCCGTTGCGAGGCGCACGCTGCACCCCATGGTCAGTGATGATTTCGGGAAGCGTCACCGTGATCGGCGAATCCGACGTGTTGAAGACGCGCTCGTCTTCCTTCGCCGTGTAGTCCGCCGCCGTCAGAACGTCGGTCAGCGTGCGGTTGGTCAGCGCCATGAACATGGCCTGAGCGTCTTCCAGCGCAGCCGCCATCTGCCCGGCTTCCGGCGTGTCGCCCATAGGCAACGCGCGTGTGCGCCGAATGGCCCGCGTGAGAAGAACCCGCATCGTGGTCATGTTGCGTCCCCGTCAAAGGAACGGGGGCGAGCCCGAAAGCCCGCCCCCAAGCCCTTAGGCCGTACCCGAAAGGCGGGTGGCCAGACGCGGGTCAAGCGCCTGGACGCCATAGAGGACGTCGAGGCGGAACAGGCTCGTGTCGCTGGTCCCGTTGTAGGTCGGGATCAGGCGAACCGAGGTCCCCTTGTAGCTCTCGCGAGCCACTTCCACCGCGCCGGGCGGGCGGATCATCGGAACCATCGCCAGAGCAAAGGCGTTCTTCTGGAACACCATGTTCTGACGATAGCCGGTCGATGCCGTGCCCAGGACGGTGATCGCGGCGTTGTCCGCCGGGACCGCCGAGCAGTTCTGGAACGCGCCCGAGGTGATGATCGCCGGGGCAATCGTCACGGTGAGCGCGCCCGCGCCCGAGGACGTGCCATCCGCCCGCACAACGAACTGTTGCAGGAACGGAAGGGTCGCCTTGGTGACCGGGTTAACCGCGAACACGTTGGCGATGGTGAACACATCGCCTTCCTTCAGGACCAGCGTCGAGTTGGTCCAGCCGTCCGTGATCAGCGTCTGCTGCATCGTGGTCTTGACGGAGTCGTAGGTCACGTTCTGGTTGGCGCCGTTGACCAGCGGCGTGCCGCCGTGCGCCCCGACCGTGTGCGTCGGGACGTTCTGCGCCATGTAGGTGTCAACGCCGCCGATCATGCCGAGCGAGCCCTGACGATAGGCGCCCTTCGCCGCATCCTGAATGTAGAGCGACGTTTGAGAGCCCAGGAGACCCCAGTGGTCAGAAGGCGACAGAACCGCCGAACGCATGTCGGTCGGAACCGCGCGTTCGTCCAGCCGTTCCGGCCCCTTGGCGAAGTCGGTGTAGCTGTTGATCGTCTGACCCGGCGTGCCCACCCAGTTCGGAACCTTCTTGTAAAGGGCCATCAGGTCGGCGTCGATCTGGTTCGCAAGCTGCACCATCGCGGGCTTGATCACCCGCTCGGACAGTTCGCGAATGTTGAGGGTCAGCTCCTTGGACGTGAAGGAGAAATCAACCCCCTTCTGCTTGTCCACGGTGATCGTGGTCGAGCCTTCCACCACGTCCTGAGCCGACGCCGTGGCGCCGTCACGAACGGTGAAGTCGGTCGGGCGACGAATCGAAACCGTGTCGCCGGCCTGGTAGCCGTTCATCGCGTTGCCAAAGTCGCTTTCGAGACCGCGATAGACGTTCTTGGCCATAACCAAGTTGTTGTCGAGGATCATCAGCGCCTCTTTGGCGATGACGTCAATTGTCAGGTTAGAGTTTGCCATGTGAAAAGGTCCTTCAGGCGGGTTTCAACCGCACAGGGAAAGCGGCGTCATCTCGACGGCGCGTTCAGGTTCAGATTTTGCCTGCCTCCCGAGCCGCTTTGTACTGCTCGAAAGACATGCCGTTCGGATCTAATGACGCGCTGGCTCGGACGCCGACTGTCGGCGGCGGCGCCATCGCGTTCGTCACTTTGGGTTGTGCCGCCAGGCGGGCCTCTAGCCTCGCCAGTTCAGCCCCCTGCTGCGCCGGCGTCATCTTTGCGATGCGCGCGGCCTCCACAGGGTTTCGCCCGAGGTGATCCGCTATCACCGCAGGCTGCTCGCTCACGGCCAAGGCGTCTAGCATCGCCTCGGAGAACGGAATGTCCGCCCCCGATGCGATGAGTGCGGCGCCATCAAGGCCGGACTCAAGCAAGGTTTCGCGCAACGTCTCCATCCGTTCGGATTTGGTGCGCATCTCCGTCTCACGGGCGCGTTGTTCGCGGTCCCGCTGAATGGCCGCATTGACCATGGCTTCCACCGACCGCTGGTCGAGGGGTTGGCCTTCGTCGTACTGGCCGTATTCGACCTCCTGACGCATCGACGCCTGTTGGCGCCAATAGTCGGCCTCCTGCTTCGCGCGTTCCGCCTCCTGCTTCGCCGCCTCCCGCTGTGCGGTAAGTTCGGAGAACCGGAGGGACAGACGCTCCTTCGCCTTGTTTTCGACCGGGGGCGCGGGTTCCGCCGGGGTTTCAGCCGCTTGGGCCTCCGCCTCAACCGGAGCCGCTTCGGGCGCCAAGGGATCGGGAATCGACACAGGTTGTTCCGCGCCCGTTTCCGGGGCGGCTAGGGCCTCGCTCATTGTGGAAGTCTCGCTTTGCGCCGCTAGGCGGGTTGACCCTGGAAAGCGCCAGGTGCGCCCGGATTTTCCCCCATGTCCGGTTCCGGGGGTTGAGACGCAAAGCCCATGGGCGAAAGCCCAAGCTGCCCTGCGGTCACCATGTTGGAAAGCCGAAGCTCATCGGCCTTCACGTCGTCGAGGTTTGCGCTCGCCATATCCTTGCGGGCGCTCGCAATGTCCTTCGGGTTGGGCGGCGGCGGGCCTTGCGGACCCGGCTGCGGCTGCAACAGTTGCTTCACCTCCGCCGCGAACTCGTCGGCGTCCGGAAGCTCGATCACACCCGCCAGACGCGGCAGGATCACCGGCGCCAGCATCGGGGCCGCCTGGAGCGCGGAGGTCAGAAGTTCCGCCGTCTCCTGACGCTGTGTGGTCACACTAGGCCCGGTCGAAACCGCGACGTCGTACTTGCCGACGCCGAAGTTGATGCCGCCCGCCTGATTGATCCGCACGATGGTCGCTTCCATCTTCTTGCCTAGGATGCGGACCTGTCGCGGGGCGTCGTAAATCTTCGGGATCAGGTTGATGATAACCCGGCCCGTTTCCTCAATCGCGTCCAGCACGTTGTCGATGAACACATAGGTTCCGACGTCGCCCTCACGTTGGCGGGCCGTGATCGCCTTGCCGCTCGTCTCGTTGGAACGAGCGCCCAGGGACGCGTCGAAGATACCCGTGGTGGACTTGATATCATCCGCCGACTGCATCGCCTCTTGCACCCACCCCTGAGACGATGTGGGCGGTTGCTGGCGCGTCGGGCCGCCGGACGGAGCCGATCCATCGGGGTTGTAGTACAGGACCGCCGGGTTCCCGTTGGCGGCTTGCTTCCACATCTCCTCATAGCCCGAGACCATCTTGGGCGTCACAAGCCATGGGGCCTTGGGTTGACTGGCGACCGTCTCGGCATTGGCCGAGCGGGCGAAGGTGTGCAGCCGGATCGCGTCCCGCGCATAGGTCAGAACGCCATTGCGAACGCGCCGGTCTCCAACGCGGGCCTCTTCACCCCAAACCGGAATGATCGGGATGCGGTCACCGGGCCATTCCGACTTCTCCAGCACCTCCACGCCGCTGACCAGATACATGACGATGGACTTGCGAGCGGCGACCCGCGTGCGCGGCGAGCCATCCGGGTTCGTCACCCATTCAACGCCGGGCGGAACGGGGCGTTGGTCATCTTCCCAACGGGTCTCGCCGTTCAAAAGCTGGTAGAGCTTCTTTTTGGTCTCCTTAACGCACCAATACTCGGCAATGCGGATCGTGTCGGTCGTCACCCACTCACGCGCGAACGTGTCGGCGCCATCGCTGTAAAAGCCGATGTCCGCCTTGCCCTTGAAGCGCGCCTCGAACTCCGAGCGGGGCATATCCTCATAGACGAAGCAGTACCGCGCATCCCGGCGCGTGCTGTCCTGCGAGGCCGGGTCATAGACAACCGAGAGCGGGTTCAGGATCGGCTTGATCCTGATCTCCTGGTCGAAGCTGTCATCCGACACATAGTCCGTCGTGACCCGCCAGAACCCCATATTGCCGCGCGCCGCGTCCTCGCCGGCCTTGGCGTAAATGCGCTTGGCCCTGCTCGACTGCTCAATGGACCGCACAAGCCCTTCGATGACCGCCGCGACCTGCACGTCGCCATCTTCCGCCGGGCTGACGCTGATGGCGGGCGGCTGAAGGCGAAGTTCGTTCGCCACCTGTCGCGTGATCGTGCGCGACTTGTTGATCGTCAGACAGATGCGGCCTTCTCGCTCCCGCTGACGCTTGACGCCCCGGGGCCACACACCGTCATCCGTGCCAAGCCAAGCCCCATCGCCGGTGTCAGCCTCGAAGCGCGCGTCTGCGATGGCCCTAAGGCGGTTCTCGCGGTCGGCCTCCTCGGCTTCCGTCCAACGGGCCTGGGATTCGGCGATGATGTCGGCGTCGGTCATAGTCCTAGCCAGCCTCCGCCGCTCGTGTTCAAGGGTTGGAACGCTTCCGTGCGTTTCGTCTGCGGTTCTTCATACGCAACCGCCAGAAGCCCAAAGGCGTCCGCGCCGTGTGAAGCCCAGTCGTGCTCAGGCCCGAGGCCAATCTCGCGCTTGTCGTCGCGGCGTTCGTGGTACGCGCCCAACACCTCGAGCCCGTCCGCCGTCGTCGCCTCGTTGAACCACATGCGGGGGAACAACCGCCGACCGGCATCAATCCGAAGCATGGCCGCCGATGGTCCCTGGTTGCGGATCACCTCAACGTCGAAGCCCGCCTCCCGCGCCTGGTCCTCGTAGCTCTTGCCGTTGTGGTTCTCAGGGCCAACCCGCGAACCGTCGTGCGGCAGGTAGACCATGCAGCCGCGATAGCCGCGCTGACGCAGTTCCTCGAAGTAGTAGCTAGGCGGCTGGCCCGAGCCTTCGATGTAGTCCAGCAGGGCGATCTTCTGGCCCACCCATTGCGCCACCCAGATCGCCGTATGGTCGCGCCGGCCAAGGTCCCAGAAGGTCCGTATCGCCATGTTCGGATCGCGAGCCACGAAGCCGATGCGGTTTTCCTTCCGCGCTTCGGTCAGGCTTGCCGAGTAGTAAGCGCCTTCGGTCACCTTGGCGTAGTCACCCTCCCAGATGTGGTCGTATTGGTCGGGGCGGTCGCGCTGGTCGTCTCGCCGCTCTTGCTTCAGTTCATCCGGGAACCATGGGTTCTCTGACCAGTTGGCGCGGATCACCGTCGAGCCGGTCGGAGGTGATGGGCCGCGCAATAGAACGTCCACCGCGTCGGTCTTGCGCCTGGGGTTCCAGCTAAACCAAAGTTCCGAGCCGGGCTTGCGAAGCGTCGGGCGAAGGAGCGTGAGGCTATAGGTCGAAAGGGACTGCGCCTCTTCCACCCATGCAACGTCGAAGTCCTCCAGCGACTTGATCGAATCCGCCGTGTGGTCCTGCATCCCCTGAAAGACGATCAGGCCGCCCTTCGCGGATCGGATTTCGTTGTCCAGTATCTCGAACTGATCCGAGACGCCGAGGCTCTCAATCTTGGCGTCGATCAGCTTCTTGACCGATTGCCGTATCGACTTCTGGACCTCACGAACGCACACCGCGTCAAACTTGGCGCTGACCGAGCGGGCAATCAGAAGCTCCGCGAAGAAGTGTGACTTGCCCGATCCTCGACCGCCCCACGCGCCCTTGTATCGAGCGGGCTTGAGAAGCGGGACGAACGCCCTAGGCGCCCTCGGTCTCAGGATCAACAATCACCCATTCGACAACCTCGACCTGCGCCTTCACGGTGGCGTCCACTTCGGTCTTGTCCTTCCACGCGTCAGGCTGGCGGTTCTTGAGGCCGAAGATGATTCCGGTCGCGTTGCCCTCGTTGCGCTCGGCCAGGGCCTTCAGCCGGTCTTCCCAAACCCGAGCGCCTTTCGCCCGTCCGATTTTTATGGATGCGGAAAAATCTGGATGAACCTTCTTCCATTCGGTCACGGTGTCGATGCAGACGCCAAGCTCACCAGCGAGAACCGCTTCGCTGTAGCCTTCCGAAAGAATGTGTTCGGCGGTCTCGCAAAAGGCCGGGTCGTATTTGCTTGGACGGCCTCGCGTCGGGGCTTCGTCAGTCATGTGAGCCCCTAGTTAACCGTCGCCCCTTGGCGTTCGCGTGCCGCACCGATCTCAGCCAGGGCGCGGACGTTTGCGGCGTAGACTTCCTGAGCCACGCGCATGTGTTCGATGCAGAACGCCTCGGCGTCGTCTAGCTCGGATTCGGTGAGTGTGTGGATAGGCTTGCCGGCGAAGGTCATGGGAACCCCCTAGCCGATGGCCCGGCGCGGACGCGCTGCGGGCTTTAGGGTTTTGTTGTGTTGTTCGGGGGCGGTGTCAAGGGGATGATCGACGGGGCCTCGTCATCGCTCATCACGCGCACAATCCGGCCATCCACCACGCGCACGAAGCGGCGGGCGGTCGTTTCTGCGTCGGCCATGTCTTTCCACATCGGCTCAAGCGGGTGTTCTGTCATTCCGGCACTCCATCCGGCGTTGATTTCAGCCTCTCCGCAAAGCGCGACAGGTGCAGCGCAATCTCCTCGCGTTCAGCGGTCTTGGGTATGTGCGCCATCACAACGCTGCCGTCAGCCCACATGATTCCGAAACACGCGTAGGTCATGGCCGACTCGGTGTCGGTGCGGTCGTAGACGGTCAGGGTCCAATCGTTCACTCAGGCACTCCATCCGGCGGCAGGCATCCGTTGAGGAACATGGCAACCGCCACGGTGATAGGTCCGCTGATCGGGGTCTTGCCGCGCTCGTAGTCGCGGATTGAGTCGCCGGGACGCTTGCCGCCTAGGCGTAGCGCGCGGCCTAGCTCAGAGGCCATGAGGGGGCGGCCCTTGCCCCACATGTGACCTAGGGTGTGGCGGGCGTTGTAGAGTTGGATGGGCTTCATGCGTCTTCGCCCTCGACTTCGAACTCAAGGTCCATCGGGTCCACAACGTTCAGTTCCGGGATTTCCATGTGCAGTTCGCAAAGCGCCCAGCCGTAGCGGGTCCAAAGGTGCGGCATCTGCCAAGGTGA